CGGCAAGGATGATGCCCGGGTGCTTAGCAGCCCAATCACCGAACTTTGTCAGGTACGGCAGGACGGCCTGAATCGCTGGAAGCAGTGCAGCGCCCACAGACTCTTTCGTCTCATCGAGGGCGATGCCTAAACGCTTGAACTGACCCTGAGCCGTGTTAGCGGCTTCGGTTGCAGCACCGCCCGTGGTGTCTGCAATCAGGCTCATGACGGTATCGAAGTCAGCCCCGTCCTTAATCATCTGACGATACTCAGGGGCAAGTTTGCCTAAGGCGTTGAGGTTTCCTCCAAGAGCCTTAGTTATTGCATCTGTGACCGTTGAAAGAGGCTTACCAGTCGAGGCAGCAATGTCCATTGCCTGATTAGCGAACTGTTGAGCCTTCGTAACATCGCCAGTCGCCTTAGCGAGTTTCGACAACACCGGACGAAGCTCAGAATCCGTGACTCCAAGCAACGTGCCTTGCGTACTTATCCAATCCTCATTGGCTGCAATCTGTGCCTCAGTAGCGCCAGTAGCACGGCGGAGGTTGTTGGCAAGTTGATCCTGTGCAGCAGCGTCCTCCATAGCGCCCTTAGTCGCGTCAAACAATGCAGCACCTAAAGCACCAACCGCAGCGGTGGCAGGAATCAAAGCCTTCTTGAAAGCAAACTTGGTTTTAGCAGCTGCACCGTCAAGCTGGGCAAACTCCTTCTTAGCCTTCTCGACACCTGAGCCGTCAAAGGACGAAACGATAGGGATACTGAGCATTAGTTCATCTCTCGGTTTACGCGCTGGACAATACTGATAGCGAACTTTTCCATCACAGCTGCAATCTCGTTGACTTTGCTGTAAACAACGGGCCCGATAATGCGAGTGCGTCCAGGCTGAATAGGCCCGAGCGCATTACCGAGAGGGTTGGAGTTCTTGCGTCCAGCAGTCTCAAAGATTGCCGTACCCGTGTCACGCTGAACAATGTTGATCGTGCCTAAAGAACGACGGTCAGTGTTAAAGACAACGTCAACACCTTTGCGAGCCTTGTCAAGATTCCACGGGAAAACCTTGCGTCCGTTTACAGCAGGGCCTGCCCACTGACGGTTCATACCCGACAGCGGAACGAAGCGATACGCAGAGCGCACAGCCTCAGTGGCAGGTGCAGCAATGGCTCGGGCTTCGTTGTTGAATTCCTTACGAAGACCGGGCTCAATCTTGTTAAGAGATCGGATGGCTTCGTTGATGCCTACAACACTGATGTCGTTACTTACGGGCACGGTTCGCCTCCTTTGCTCTCTGCTTGAGCACATCCAACATGGTGTGCAGCTCTTGTGTATCGAATGGGATGTGATGAGGCCAGAACCCCGTCTCCACTGCTAACTCGCAGAGGGTTCGGAGGTAAGAGCCTCTTCCGTAGGGTTTGCGGTGTCCTCGCTGACAACTTCAACCGACACCAGTTTCTTGATGTAATCATCAAACACTGCTGGGACGGTGATGCCGTTCTGCTTCGCACCTTCAAAGGCGAGAAACGCTAGGTGCTCCATGGCGACACCGGAGGCAAGGTCAGATGCGCGGATCTTAAACTTGCGCTCCAGCGCCACAATGGAAAACAAGTTGGTTGTGACCTGATAGGTCTGCCCGTCTTGTTGTTCTACGTTGAGTGTGATTTTCATAGGTTCTCCTCTATGTGTTGTTTACGGATTAGGGCGTGGTTACGTCACGAACCCAAGTGCCACCTGTAAAGGTGACCTCAACGGTGGCAAGTTCGCCCACGGTTGAGTTAATTGGGGTGAAGTCCGAAAGCATGCAGTTGGTGATGATGTACTCAGGGTTCGTTGCAGATTCGGTTGTGCCTGATGGCGAGATGGTCAACACAGTGGATCCTGTGCCCACGCATGAAGCGAGGATGGCTTCGACTTCGGCAGCGCCGTAGGACAAGAACAAAGTCATTGTGACTTCGACGTTCTGAAGACCAGCTGTGAAACGGTGACCCGTGTCGCCAAAAGCGGTGGACTCAAGCGAGTCGACACCAATCATGACGGAGACGGCGTTTGCCTGATCTGAAAGGTCTGTGGTGGTTACGCCCTGCGTGATGTTAATCGTGGCATTGCTAAGGAATGTTGTTGTAGCCATGAGGGCTCCTTTGTTAGTTGCGCCGTACGGCTACGGCAACGGTTAAGTCATAGGAAGGCAGGTCTTGCCCTCCGATGGATACGAGGCCCGGACGGAGATCCGTGACCGCGATTGGTGAGTTCATTATCTGATCTGCGATTGTCATGAGGTAGTCGCCAGCGTCCTGATTGCCGGGTGGCGGTGCAAGAACACGAAGACGGATGTCGATGTTGCCCACGTTGTATGTAAACGCTGTAACCGTTGGAAGTTCAATGAGAACCGACATCGGGCGAGCGTTACGAGGGTCTGTGATGGGGACAAGGCTCAGCGCGGTGAGTTGTGTCTTCACTGCGTTTACAGCGTCAACAAGAATCCCCGATGCAGGCATTAGGCGACCTGTGCCCTGCCACAGCCAAGCAGCTGCATAATACGGTGAAGCGTGACAGGTTGTGCAAGGTTGCCCATCCCATCAAAAGCCCCGTAGGCATCGCCACTGGTTCCGCGTTCGCGGTACAGCGTTGCTGCATACATGGTTGCACCTAATTCGACATCAGGGGAAGGCACGGTGCCTTGTGCATCGGTGTAGCCAGCCTCACGGCGTTTACGGAAGCACCAGTAGTTACTCGCTGAAACACACTTAGCCACAAAGGCCGTGTCGTTAGCGGTAGCCACGTCAATACCAAGCCAAGACAACACAAGTGCTGAAGTAGTCCAAGTAATGGTCTCTGTAAACGTCAGGGTGCCAGCAAGAGCTGCATACGCTTCGTCATCGGGCTGACCCGTGACCGCATACAACACCTGATTAAGTTTCGGCACGTCATAGTCAAACTCGAGATAGCCCTCTTGACTTTTGCCGGTGTAGGCCCACTCTTCAACGCTGATCACCGTGAAGGTGCCGTTGAACTTTGCGCCTGCTCCAGCGACAACGATTGAGTCGCCCGGCTGGACTTCGGAAGGGGTCAGGGTCTGTACGGCTGATACGTCCTCAAAGTGAAAACCATGAGTGATTGTGTAAACAGACATACAGACCCCTTTCCTAACTACCTAGTGATCAGGCGAAGGTGAACTTGACGAACTTGGTTGGGTCAATCATCAACGCTGCGAAGTAACCGCGAAGAGCGATTGTGCGCGACAGTGTCGATGGTGACTCAATGCTCATCGTGCCCTTTTGCTGTTCGAAGAGTTCGTAACCCGATGCGTCACCGACAATGGCGGTTCCGGATGCAAAGTTGCGGTCAACAACAACTGACAAGCCAAAAGCGTTTCCGCCGTAGGAGTTCACACCAAGGTCGCCGTATGCGTTCATTGGCCCAACCTGTGGGAACAACGGACGGTTAGCGGTGTCAGCAAGTGACAAGAGGTTGCGCCAGCGGTCTGGAGAAACAAACAAGTGAGTCGGCAAGTTGCCGTCAGATGAGCTGAGGATGGTTGATGCAGCCTCTGCAATTTCGGCTGACCACACTTCAGGCTTAGCAACGTCTGCAAGAGCAAACGCTTGTGTGACGCTTGCGCCTGAGACCAACTGGTCAGCTGCGTAGTTGTCAGTTGCGTTTGCGTAGATGCGACCCATATCGTCAAGGACGACCTGCAAGATTGAAGGATCTGACCAGTCGATGTCGGCTTCGGAAATGTTTACATATCCGCCGAAAATCTGCTTGGTCACCTGATTGTTAAAAACAACAAGGGTGCCTGCGGTTGGAGCCTGCTCGCCAATGGATGCACCGATGCTTGTGTGCGTGGTGACCTCTGGACGGATGAAGACCTTGCCGCCTGCAGGCATTGCACGAACACCGATTGCGTCAACTACTGGACGACGACCAATGAAGTTGTTGTAAACAGGCTGAAGAATTGGGGTAGGCAAAAGGCCTGGGGTGTCAGTTGTGACGATGTCCGGTGCAGCTGCACGGAGAGCCTCTGACATTGCGCGCCACTGATCGCCACCCGAGATGGCAGCAGCGATGTATTCAACTGCTGTTGGGAGTGGAACTTCGCGACGTGCTGCCGCAAAGATTGGTGCTGTTGGAACAGTTTCAGCCGAAGCCTCAACCGTTGGGGTATCTGTTGACATGGTTTCCTCCTCGGAAATGTCTTGGGGTTGGGGTTCGACAACTTCTTCTTCTGACTCTTCGTCAGGCTGGGAAGCAGCGATTTCTGT